GATGCCGTGCTGTTGCGGCGTGTCGGGCAGTTTCTGCTGGCGACGCTGAAGCGCTGCCCGCAACTGCACGCCGAAGCGGCCGGACGGCTGGCCGCGTGCACCTCACTGGCCTACAACATCGGCGTGGGAGCGTTCGGCGCATCGAGCGTGCGCCGCAAGGCGATGCGCCGCGACCATGCGGGGGCAGCGGATGCGTTCCTGTTGTGGAACAAGGCCGGCGGTCGAGTGCTGCGCGGGCTGACGCTGCGCCGCCAGGCGGAACGGTTGGGGTATTTAAGTCATGAACGGCTCACTGAAGGCCGGTGCCGGGTGTGCGGCATGCCATGCATCGGATGGGGCTGCACGTTGCCCAGTTGCCGCCGCGCTTCATTAACCAATTAGCGGGATATTTAAAATGCCGATCGATAAAGACATCGCCAAGGAAGCCGTCAAGGAAGCGCTCAAGGAGTGGCTGGATGAAAAATACGCCTCGTTTGGCAAATGGTCGCTGCACGGCCTGCTGGCGATGCTGCTGGCCGGGGTGGTCTACCTGTTCATGATCTCGAACGGGTGGCACAAGTGATGCCGTGCATCTCCCTCTCCCCAACCCTCTCCCGCAAGCGGGCGAGGGGACGAACGAGAAAGGCATAAAACCATGACCAACACGATCTCCATTTCGATTGATGCCAGCCGCGCAAGGGCGGCGTTTGCGCGTGCGCCGGATGTGATGGCGCGCGCCATTGATGTGAAGCTGGCGCGCGGCGCGGAAGAGGTGGCGCGGCTGGCGAAGCGCGGAGCGCCCAAGGCATTCAGCAACCTAGTCAACTCGATCCGGGCGCAGCGTATGGGTGCGCTGAATTACCAGGTGGTTACGGGGATGAATTACGGGCGATCCGTCGAAGAAGGCAGGCTGCCGGGCAAACAGCCGGGCGTGAACAACGGGCTGATGGAGTGGGTGAAGTTCCGCACCGGATTGTCAGGCAGGCCGCTGGATCGTGCCACCTTTGCCATTGCCCGCTCCATCGGACGGCGCGGTATCAGGCCACAACCTTACATGCAACCCGCCGCCGATGCCTCGCGCAGCCGGTTGTTCGAGCTGGTGCAGCAAGGGGTGGATGAAGGTATTAAGGAGGTATTCGGATGATAAACCAAACCCCTCCCGGCCTCCCCTTGTCAGGGGAGGAGCAGTAGATGTCCGAGCTTGGCGACAGGATGGGGTTGATCAAGACGCTGCTGGCGGCGGCGTTGCCGTCGCGCATCGTGACGCGCGACTTGCTGGATTTCGGGCAGCGTGATTGCACTGCTGGTGTTTATACGCTGGTGAGCAACGGCGAAGGCGGCTATGAGAACCTCAACGGGCGCGAGGCGATGGATGGGACGCAGCGCATCCTGCTGGTGGGGCAGGTGCAGCTTGGCGAGGATGTTGCGCCGTCCGCGATCGAGGATGCCGAGCTGGCGATGGTGGATGAGATCAAGACATTTTTGCGCGCGCGCCCGTCAACGATCGTGCAGTTGTACATGACCGGGTTCCGGCAGAGCCAGCAGATGGATGCGCCGTTCGGTTGGGTGTCGATTGATTTGGAATTTATCAGGTAAAGGAAAACATCATGGCGAAGAAAGATGCAAACCAAACCCCTCCCAGCCTCCCTTTGTCAGGGGAGGAGTCAATCAGCGTGGCGTATCACGCGGGGCCGGGAGAAATAAAGTTCTGCGGGCGGCACTGGCAGCGCGATACGGCGCAGAGCATTACGCTGCCCGAGTGGCACGCCATTCAGGCGCGCGGCGATTTCAACGAATTCAATTTTACTGAGGAGCAATAATCATGGCACAGGCACGCGGCGGAAATTCAAAACTGCTTTTTCAATACCAGACGGCGGCGCGCACTGCGCCAGTCACCCCGGCGGCGAAGGTGTTGCCGTTCACCAGCTACAACGTCGGGCGCGATCCGCGCCGGCAGAACAACCCGACCGTTCAGGGTTCGCCGCTGGGCGATAAGTCCGGTCCGGGCAATCCGATTGTGGCGGGACAACTCAAATCCATTCTCGATCTGCGCACCGTCGGCTATTTGCTCAAGCTGTTGCTCGGGCAGCCGGTGACAACGGGAACCACGCTGAAGACGCACACTTTCCCGGTTGACCTGGTGGATCGGCCTTATGCGTTGCTGGAGCTGGGGCACAGCGACATCAGCAAGTTCTACCGCACGCTGGATGCGCGCGTGCATAAGATGGCGTGGGACATCATGAATCTCGATCAGAGCATCACGGCGGACATTATTGCCGGGCTGGAAGTCGAACCGGTGCCGAGCACGGTATTCGATGCCGCGCCGACCAGCGTGGCCAGCTTCCGCGCTAATTCCGGCGCGGGCGTGATCTCGGATGGATCGGGCGCCACGCTCGGGCAGGTAGTCGGCGGCGGCATCGAGATCAACACCAACATGGTCGGCAGCGAGTTGGCCGACGGCAGCGGCGGTTATGGATTGTTCAGCCTTGGCGAGTTGATGTTCAGCGGCAAGATTCGCGCGGTGTTCGACGGTGCGAGCGCCTATGCGCTGGCGCGAGCCTCCACCAGCACGCGCCTGAAAATGGTGTCGGCGGCCACCATCGGCGCGGATACCTTCGACATTACCGTGGACATGCCCTACGTCGAGCTGATGGAGAAGGCGGTGCCGAAGGAAGGGATGTCCGGGTTGTTCGTGGATCTGGATTGGAAGGCGCACACCGGCGCGACGCTGCCGACGGTGGTGCTGCGGAACGACGTGACGAGCTACTAACCGAACCCAAACCCCACCCGGCCTCCCCTTGTCAGGGGAGGAGAAAAGCAAAGGAAAAAACATGAGCGTAAAACTGTTGCTGAACCCCGCCGCCGAGGCGCAAGCCTGCGTGCATCCAGATACCGGCATCACTTTCATGATCCACTCGGTATCCCCGGCAAAATATGCCGAGCTGCGCGCCAAGTCGTTGGGCAAGGGTGGGACACTGGATGTGCCGAAGTGGAGCGAGAATTTTGCGGTTGCGGCCATCGACGGATGGGGCGATGAGGTGGGCGACACGAACGGCCCGGTGGAGTGTAACGAAGCCAACCTGCGCACCTTCGGGCGCAATCAGGCGATCAACATCATGCCGTGGGTGATCGAGCAGGCCACCAGCCTGGAGCACTTCCGCATCGAAGAGGAAGACGCCGCAAAAAACGCCTAGCCGCCCGTGCGCGCTGGGAGCGCGAGATCGGGTGGGAGTACATCCAGGCAATCCAGGAGGCTGGGCGTGCGGTGGATGCGGCAGACCTGCCGCCCGCGCTGCAATGGGAAGAGGCGGTGTGGTGGCTGTACTTGCGCATCCGCACCCAATGGCGCAGCGGCGGCATGGGTGGGGTGGTGGGGCTGGATTACAACCCGGCCATCGCGCTGATGCAGTCGCTGTGCTGGCCGCTCGACCTCGGGCTGGAATTGTTGCAGGTGGTGGAGCTGGAATTATTGAGCAAGGATGAAGATGCCTGACATTCCCCACGCCAAAAGAACCCCGCACCAGCGGGGTTTTTTATCGCCATGTTCCGGCCTGTTTATGACTTGCGAACGCCGCTAATCTGCGGCATCCGTGAAACTTTTTACCGGGCACCCGCATGGGTAATTCCAATTCCAATATCAAGATTGACATCAACGCCGAGGTATCCGGCCTCAAAGCGGGGCTGTCTGACGCCACCGCCAAGCTTGATCAGCTTGCGTCCTCGTTCGATAAACACAACGCCGTTGCCAAACAGGCGAGCGGCCACATGGATGTTGCCGAGGCTGCCGCGAACAAGCTCACTTCCGCGTTTAGCGGTCTAGCTCAAAAAGTGGCGGGTGTATTCGTTGGGTGGAAGGCAGCCGAGTTAATCAAGGAATCAGCCCTGCTTGCCGCGCGTTACGAAACGCTGGGTGTGTCGATGCGGGTGGTTGGCAATAATGCCGGGTACACAGCGGCAGAGATGGAAGCCGCTGCCGTGGGGATGCAGAAGACCGGCATCAGCATGATTGAATCGCGGCAGCAAGCATTGCGTCTGGTGCAGGCTCATATCGACCTGACCAACTCAAACAAGCTCGCCAGAATCGCCCAGGATGCAGCGGTGATCGGCAACATGAATTCGTCCCAGGCGTTCGCCACAATGATTCACGGCATCCAGACCGGGCAGACGGATGTGCTGCGCACCATCGGCCTCAATATCAGTATGGAGCAATCCTACGCGGCCTATGCCGCCACGCTGGGCAAGTCGGCCAATGCGCTGACACAGACCGAAAAAATGCAGGCCGTCCTGAATGCCGTGATGCGGGAAGGCGAAGGTATCGCCGGGACCTATGAGGCGGCGATGGGTACGGCGGGCAAACAACTCAACTCGATGACGCGCTATCTGGACGACCTGAAGCTAAAAGCGGGCGAGGTGTTTAACGAGGTGTTGACGGTAGGGGTGATGGCGTTCACCGTCGGGCTGAAGGACGCCAACGGGCAGATTTCCGAGTTAAGCCAAAAGAACCAGCTACAGCAATGGGGGCGCGACGTGACGGATATGTTCGCCTTCCTCGCTGACGCTGGGATGTCGGCCACTGTGCCATTCAGGTTGATCGGAAAGGAGATCGGCGCGCTGGCTGCGCTGACCGCCGTGGCGGCATCCGGCGACGGGCTATTTTCCGCGAAAGGGATGCCGCAAACCAAGGCCATCATGGATTCGCTTCACGCCGAACAGCAGGGGATATTGAACGGCACGAGCATGTTCAGAACTGCGCTGGCCGAACGCAGAAGCGCGGTCGAGGTAGACAATAAACTCAAAGCCGAAAGTGTGAATGCGTTTGTTGAGTACGAAAAGCAAGTCACCCTCACCGGCGCGGCGACTACCGCCAGGGAGAAAAACGCCATTCTGATGGCGGCGGCGCGCTCTATGGGGGTTGAGTACGCCAATAAATTTCCATCATCAGGAAGTAGCGCTGGCCCACAACCCCGCTCTATAGACCCCAACGCCGCCAAAGTTGCAAACATTCAGATGGACGCCTTCAAGGCGCAGATGGATGCGATGGGCGTGGCCGCCGCGCAGGTCAAGGTGTACGAGCTGGCGATGCACGGGGCGGACGAAAAACAGATTCGTGCGGCGCAGTCGTCGGCGGATATAAAGATCGCGCTGGATGCCCAGGCCAAAGCGGCCAAAGAGGCGGGAGCGGCGCAAGACAAGGCCGCCAAGGATCACGCCAGGGCGGTGGAGGAAGCCAACAAGATTATTTTCGACATCCACCCGCAGCAGAAAGCCAATGCCGAGTGGGAGAAATTGCTGTCGCTGCAAAAAGAGGTGGGCAAGGAGATGCTTTCCGATGCGGATATTGCTCAGGCTTATGAAAAATCCTTCAGCAAGATTGACAAGGCGGGAAACGATGCCTTCAAGTCGCTGGAAAACGCGGTGCGCGGCTGGGGCAACCAGTTCACCGACGAGATGACCAAGATGGTGCGCACCGGCAAGATGAATTTTTCCAGCCTCGCGGACAGCATCATCAACGACCTGTTGCGCATGCAGATACAGAAGAACATCACCGAGCCGCTGCTGACCGGTGGAACCAACTTTCTCGGGAGCTTGTTTGGTAGTTTTGGTGGCGGCGATTATTCGTCAGTCGCGCCCGGCGCATTGGCGAGCGCGAACGGCAATGTATTTTCCGGCGCGGGCATCAGCGCTTATTCCGGTAGCGTGGTGGACAAGCCGACGCTGTTCCCGTTCGCGCGCGGCGTCGGCCTGATGGGCGAGGCCGGCGAGGAGGCGATCCTACCGCTCACGCGCATCAACGGCAAGCTGGGGGTGCAGGCGCAAACGGGCGGCAACACCGCGCCGAACGTGGTGGTGCAGGTGATCAACCAGTTCGGCCAGAACGTCAACGCGCGCCAGCAGGGCGGGCCGCAGTTCGACGGGCGCGACTGGATACTGGGCGTGGTGCTGGAAGCGGCCGACAGTAATCCCGGCTTCCGCAACGCGATGGGCATAGGGCACTAGACGATGGCCGCCTTCCCGACTCTCTCCCGCGCGCCCAGCCTGCCGCTCGACCCGGATGGCGAGATCGAGGATGTGGTGCTGCGCTCAACTTTCGAGGGCGGCTACGAGCAGACCCGTCCGCGCACCACGCGCGCGCGGCGCAGCTTCGGCATCAGCTACCGCGCGCTGCAATCCGCCGATGAGGCTCTGCTGCGCGCCTTCGAGATCACCACGCTGCGCAACGGCGCGGATTCGTTCACCTGGACGCATCCTATTTCCGGCACCAGCTACACCGTGCGTCTGGCCGCACCGATCCAGTTCCGCCGCCAGCAGGTATCCACCCTGATCGACGCGGCATTGAAGTTCCGGGAGGTGTGATGATTAACCTCCCGCTCGCGCTGCGCCTGGAAAAAAACAAGCTGGTCAGCACCGCGCCGTGGCTGCTGCTGCTGTCCGTCACGCTGCCGGACGCTTCGGTGATCCGGCTGGTGAAAAATACTGAAGATGTGACGTTCGGCGGGAATGTCTATATCGCGTTTGCCTTTGAGCTGGGCGATGTGCGCAGCGGCGGCGACGGACGCATTCAGGGGGTGACGCTCAAGGTGGCGAATCCGGGTCGCGTGTTGCAGCCCTATCTGGAAGCCAATGACGGGCTGGTGGGCTGTGCGGTCACGCTGGCGGTGGTACATGCCGATAACCTCGCCAGCGACTACACCGAGCTGACGCTGGCGTGGGATGTGCTCGCCGCAGAATCCGCCGAGGACTGGATCACCTTCACGCTGGGCGCGGAGAACCCGCTGCGCCGCCGCTTCCCGCTGCACGTCGCGATTCCGTTTTCCTGCAACTGGCAATTCAAGGGCGCGGAATGCGCCTATGCCGGAACGGCCACCAGTTGCGCGCGCACGCTGGATGCGTGTCGAAGGCTGGCCAACACCGCCCGCTTCGGCGGCCGCCCCGGCATCACCGGAGCGGCACGGTTCGTGGGGGCATGATGAGCAGGATTCAGGATTCAGGATTCAGGATTCAGGATCTGATGGCAGCGCGCTATAAAGAGGGCGGGCGCGGCCCCGATACCTACGACTGCTTCGGCCTGTTCGCCGAACTGTGCCGCCGGCGCGGGCTGGCGATACCGGATCATCCGACTGCGGCCGACCTGCATCAGCGCCAGTCCGACATCATGATCGCTGCGGCTGCCTCATGGCATGCGCTGGACGCGCCGGAAGCAGGCTGCGCGGTGGTGCTGCGCATCGGGCCGTGGATGTCGCACATCGGCATGGTGCTGGACGGCGGCAAGTTCATCCACGCCAGCAAACACAGCGGCATCACCGTCGCGCGACTGGACGATGTGCAGTGGCAGGAGCGCATCGCCGGGTTTTACCGCTACCGTAGGGGCGATTCATGAATCGCCCCATGACGATTAACGAGAAGGCGATTCATGAATCGCCCCTACCTATCCACCTGGTGGTGGTGCGCAACCCGTTCGACCGGAGCAATCGCGACGAGCGCATGCTGGCGCTGGACGACACCCTGACCATCGCGCGTATCGTGGACGAATGCCTGCAGCACCCTTCGACAAGCTCAGGGCGAACGGATATTGAGCTGTCCGTATCCATCAACGGCGAGGTGATCACCAAGGATGAATGGGACGCGCGCACGCTCAAGCCGGGCGAGCAGCTGGTGGTGATGCCGCTGGTGCACGGCGGCGACAACATCCTCGGCAGCATCCTGATGATCGCGGTGGCGGTGATGGCTCCGATGGCCGCGAGCTGGTTGATGGGTGGTAGCTTCGTCGGTGCCGGGGTGGCTGGATTTGCTGCGACTGGCTTTACCGGAGGGCTGCTCACCGCCGGCATCGGCATGGCCGGCTCGATGATCGTCGGCGGCCTGATGGCCCCGCAGAAGCCCAGCCTGCCGTCGCGCGGGCTGCAATCCTACGACAACTCGCCCGCCTATTCGTGGACTCCAGCCACCACCCAGCAGCCCGGCGGCGTGGTAAACCGCGCCTACGGGCGGCACAAGTTGTACGGCAACATCATCGCCGGGTACATCGAGAACCAGGGCAGCACCGGGCAGGAGCAGATCGCGCATTTATTGATCGACCTCGGCGCCGGGCCGTATAGCCAACTGTCGGACTTCAAGATCAACGATCAGCCGGTCGGCTATTACAGCGGTGTCACGGTCAGCGCCCGTAATGGTTACTTGAATCAGGACACCATCCCGGCGTTTAACGACACGCGCCTGACGCGCTCGGTCGGCGCAAAGGTGGTGGCAGGTTCGCCGGTGCTGCGCGATACCGTCGGCAGCGACTACAACGCGCTGGAAATCATGCTGATCTGCCCGAACGGCCTGTGGTATGCGAACGATGCCGGAGGGCTGGACGAGGTTGAAGTGCGCGCGTCCGTGGAGATTTCCGCCGATGGCGGCG